CTCCCGAACGTTAAAACTAAACTTGAAGTTCCCGCAGAAGAGGAATTAAAAGAAGTTGCAGTTCAGGATGCAGTAGAAGAACAAGAAAATCCAAAAATTGAAGTTACACCAGAAGAAGATGGAGGTGTAACATTAGACTTTGAACCAGGGTCAATAAATGTTCCTGGCACTGAAGCACACTTCGATAACTTAGCAGATATTTTACCAGACGATGTTTTAGAACCGGTTGGCAATGAAATGGTTCAAAACTATATGGATTACAAATCCTCTAGAAAAGATTGGGAAAGAGGATACACAGAAGGGCTTGACTTACTAGGATTTAAATATGAAAACAGAACAGAACCATTTCAAGGAGCATCTGGTGCAACACACCCAGTGTTAGCAGAAGCAGTCACACAGTTTCAAGCACAAGCGTATAAAGAATTATTGCCAGCAGACGGACCTGTAAGAACACAGGTCATCGGTGTTAAGAATCCACAAACCGAACAACAAGCAACACGTGTAAAAGATTTTATGAACTATTTAGTTATGGATCAAATGAAAGAATATGAAGCAGAGTTTGATTCTATGTTGTTTCACTTACCTCTTGCTGGATCTACATTTAAAAAAGTTTATTACGATATTCCACTTGGAAGAGCAGTTTCAAAATTTGTTCCTGCGGATGAATTAATAGTTCCATATACGGCAACAAGTATTGAAGATGCAGAAGCAGTAATACACACTGTAAAAATATCTGAAAATGAATTAAGAAAACAACAAGTATCTGGTTTTTATAGAGATGTAGAACTTGGACCTCCAGGTAATGTTGAAAGAAATGAATTAGAAAAAAAAGAACGTGAGTTAGATGGCACAAAAAAATCTGGTAAGAATGAACCCATTTATACTTTGTTAGAGTGTCATGTAAATTTAGATTTAGAAGGTTTCGAAGAGGTCGGTCAAGACAACGAACCAACAGGAATAAAATTGCCCTACATAGTAACTGTAGAAGAAGGCAGCCGAGTAGTGCTCTCCATACGGAGAAACTATGCGCCCAATGATCTAAAGAAAAATAAGATCCAATATTTACCTGCAGGATTTAAACAACGAGGCGTTAGAGTTAGAGATGAAGCATCACCAATACAACCAGGTGAATTTAAAGATGTAGATGCACCAGGTGGATCATTACGTGATGCATTCTTTCCACTACCATACAAAGAACCATCTCAAACATTATTAAATCTTTTAGGTATTGTTGTACAAGCAGGTCAAAGATTTGCGGCTATTGCTGATATGAGTGTTGGTGACGGTAATCAAGCAGCAGCAGTTGGAACAACAATTGCATTATTAGAACGTGGTTCAAGAGTAATGTCTGCAATACACAAAAGATGTTACGCAGCTATGAAAGATGAGTTTAAATTATTATCAAAAGTAGTTTCACAATATTTACCACCAGAATATCCATACGACGTTGTAGGTGGAGCAAGAAACGTAAAACAAACAGACTTTGATGATAGAATAGATGTTGTACCAGTTGCGGATCCTAATATATTTTCTATGTCACAAAGAATTACTTTGGCTCAAACACAATTACAAATAGCAACATCAAATCCACAGCTACACAACATGTATCAAATCTATAGAAACATGTATGAAGCGATAGGTGTTAAGAATGTAGACGCAGTTTTACCAGCACCAGCACCAAATGCACCAATGGATCCAAGTATGGAGCACATAAATGCATTAGCAGGTAAGCCTTTTCAAGCTTTTCCTGGTCAAGATCACAGAGCACACATCACAGCTCACTTAAATTTTATGTCAACTAACATTGTTAGAAATAATCCTGCGGTTATGGCAGCGATACAAAAAAATATTTTGGAGCATATATCATTGATGGCACAAGAACAGGTACAATTAGAGTTTAGAGAACAATTACAACAAATGCAAATGATGCAACAACAAGCTGCTATGAATCCACAGATACAAGCACAGGTACAAGCATTTACAAATCAAATAGAATCTAGAAAATCTATATTAATTGCGGAAATGACAGAGGAATTTATGAAGGAAGAGAAGAAAATTACTTCACAATTTGATAATGATCCTCTTTTAAAACTTAAATCACGTGAAGTTGATCTACGTGCAATGGAAAATGAGCGTAAAAAAGACAATGATGAGGCTCAAATTGACCTTGCAAGAGCAAGATTAATGCAACAAGGTGATATTGCAGACGAAAAAATGGATCAAAACGAAAAATTAGCTAAATTAAGAGCTGGAGTTAGCCTTGCAAAGGCCGGCGCGCAGCAAGCAACCATAGTTACAGAGGATAATTAATGCCATTGAACAAAAAAGGTAAAAAAATTATGAAATCTATGAAGAAACAGTATGGTAAGAAACAGGGTGAAAAGATATTCTATGCATCTAAGAACAAAGGTGTTATAAAAGGGGTAAAAAAAGGAGCATAAATGCAAAGACTAGATAAAATTAAAGAAGTAAAGGTTGGCGAACAGCAAGTTGAGATAGATCCTAGATCTAAAACAACTGCTGACAAAGCTTTTAACTACATTGGCACAGGAAAACCTGAAATGCCAGTTGGTGGTCAAAAAAGAATGCTAGCCGAAAAGAAAAGAAACTCTAAAGCGTACTAATATGTGGTTATCGGCGATTAAATTAGCCGTCTCTGCAGGGAGTAAAATTTACGCTAACAAGCAGAAGACGAAGATGGCAATGAGTGAAGCACAACTTATGCATGCCTCTCGTATGGCCGAAGGAAAAGAAGCTTACCAGGGTAAATTATTAGAAGCCCGTCAGTCAGACTGGAAAGACGAGGCAGTTTTGATAATTTTAAGTTTGCCCGTAGTAATTTTGGCCTGGGCAGTTGTATCGGATGATCCGGGAGCGATGGACAAGGTAAAATTGTTCTTTGAGATGTTTTCGCAGCTCCCTTCATGGTTCACAAATTTGTGGATCCTTGTCGTTGCGAGCATTTATGGTATAAAGGGTACACAGATTTTTAGAAACGGAGGAAAAAAATGAAACAATTCGTAGGATACCTACTTAAAAAAGCAGCGGGGAAAAAAGTTTCTCCAACTATTAAATCCGTTAAACCTACAAAAGATATTTCAGGAAGTGTAAAAAGAGTTTACAGAGATGAATCTTCAAAAAGAATTGATGCAGTAACTAAAACAAAAACTAAAATGGAATCTGGTAGAAAGATGATGCGTGAAGCTCAAAAAGAGAAAAAAAATTTAATTGATACTGGAAGAGCATTTCAATTTAAACATAGTAAAGATATTCATTCTGTTAGACCTGGAGAAAACCCTAAACAAAAATTTAAAGGTCTTATAAAAGAGAGAAACAAAGCTAGTGAAAAAGTTTTTAAAACAGGGAAACAATTAGAAGTTGAGAAAAGAAACAAAGCTAGCAAAAAAGCTTTTGCAGAAGCTAAAAACCAAGACAAAGCTAGAGAAAAGAAAATGGGCGGCGGAATGATGGGCCGTAGATTTGGAATGAAAAAAGGTTCTAAGTTTCCTGATTTAACGGGAGACGGTAAAGTAACATTTGCTGATATCTTAAAAGGTAGAGGCGTAATTAACGGCAAGAAAAAGAAAAACGGAAGTATTTATCTTGCAAAGAAAAAATAATGGCTGGAAAAGGTTTATACGCTAACATTCATGCTAAAAGAAAGCGTGGAGGTAAAATGAAAAAGAAAGGTGCAAAGGGTGCACCAACTGCAGCAAACTTTAGAAGAGCTGCACAAACAGCGAGGAAAAGATAATGACAAAACTTTGTCCAAGAGGTAAAGCCGCAGCGAAACGAAAATTTCGAGTATATCCCAGTGCATACGCGAACGCATACGCTAGCAAAATTTGTGCGGGTAAAATTAAAGATCCATCTGGTGTAAAGAGAAAAGATTTTAGAGGCAGTAAAGCTGCAGGTGGTATTATAGAAAAATTAAAAAAAACTGACCCTGATAAGAAAAAAAGAAAAGAAGGTATTTTACCTAAACTACAAGAATTTAAATCTAAAGAAGATAAAAAGAAACAACCTTTAAAAGAATTAATTAAAAATAGATCAAGAAATAAAAAAGAACTTTTGGAAAAAATGAAAAAAGAATTAGGTTTAAAAGCTGGTGGTAGAGCTATGAGAGCAGGCGGTGGATTAATGGAAGCTACTGCAAGATTAAAAAGACAAGGTTTACGTGGTGGTGGTCTCTGTAAAAGAGGCATGAATAGAGAAGCTATCGGAAAGAATTCGTAATGGCTAAGAATGGCCTGGATAAATGGTTTGCCCAGAAGTGGGTAGACATAGGAAGTAAAAAGAAAGATGGCTCTTTCTCAAAGTGTGGAAGATCAAAACAGAAAGCAGATGCAAAACGTAAGTATCCAAAATGCGTTCCTCTTGCTAAAGCAAGATCTATGTCAGAGGGCCAAAGAAGATCAGCAGTTTCTAGAAAAAGATCTGTGGCACAAGGTGTTGGTGGTAAACCAACAAATGTTAAAACTTTTGCTAAAAGAAAACAAGCTATGATGGGTGGATTCATGGCAAGAAGAATGGGAATGAGATAATGAGAAGACAGGATAAAATGCCTGCAAGAAATAAAAAAAATTTTAGACCCACTAAAGCTGGGGCTGGAATGACAAGAGCTGGTGTTGCTGCATATAGAAGAGCAAACCCTGGTTCTAAATTAAAAACAGCGGTCACTGGCAAAGTCAAACCAGGATCAAAAGCTGCTAAACGACGTAAATCATTCTGTGCAAGAAGCGCAGGCCAAATGAAAAAGTTTCCTAAAGCTGCGAAAGATCCTAATTCAAGACTCCGTCAGGCTCGCAGAAGATGGAAGTGTTAATATGAAAAAA